TTAGAGCAGCGGTTACGTTATCTAAAATGAATGGTCGATCTAACCGATAAAGTATTTAATCCAGAGCTCGCTCTTGAGATATATCAAAGTGTAAAAGCTAGGGCTAGTAAAGATAATATTCATTTAGTAGATTTTGCTGCAGCTTTAATTACTTGCTCTAAGGTCATTCTCAGGGAGGAACTTGGAGAAGAAGAAGCCAAGGTTTTATTTGACTTAATAAATAAATCTTGGATTGTCGAGAAAACTAGTGTAACACTTCACTAATGAAAAGATTAAAACCAGTACCAAGTAAAAATAAAGGACTACCAAAGCTACCTAAAGCTGTAAGAAATAAAATGGGCTTTATGAAAAAAGGCGGACTAGCAAAAGCTACTGCAGCATTAAAAGCTAGAGGCTTAAAGCGAGGCGGCCCTGCAAAAAAGAGAGGCTAACAATGAACTTTAAAAAAACAAAAGTAGAAGTGGTAAAACCAAAAAACCCTTTTCCTAACATGAAAGTTGGTTCTGATGCTGCTATTGTTTACTCACCTTTTGTTGTAAAACAGAACAAAGGTGGAGGTCCAAAAGGACAGACTAGCAAGGCTCAGATCAAAAAAGTTGCTTTCAAGGGCGTAAAGTAATAAAACCCTATCAACAAAGGAGGTTTGTATGAACTTACTAAAAGATCTTTGGGAACACTTAAAAGAGTGGTCCGACTGGAAAATGAAAGATTGGATTAAAGCTGGAATAGTAGCAATAATTGTTATTGCAATTATAGGAGCAATATAGAATTTATGTGGCAACTCTTAGCTAAACCTTTACTTGGCGTCGTCGCTGACGGCGTCAAGGGTTTTGTAGAAACAAAAAAAGCAAAACAAGAATTAAAACTTACAACAATTAAAGCAACTCAAAAACTTAAAGAAGACCAGATCGCTGGTAAAGTTGCCTGGGAACAAAGCGCTGTCGATCAAATGAAAGGGAGCTGGAAAGATGAGGTAGCTCTCATTGTCCTACTACTTCCAGCCGTTTTAGTCTTCACGCCTTTACAAGATCATGTACATCAAGGGTTTATCGCCTTGCAAGACCTACCGTCATATTACCATAATTTACTTTACATTGCGATTTCTGCGAGTTTTGGGATTAAGGCTGGTTCTAGTGCGATAGGTCTATTTAAAAAGAAATGAACCTAGAGAGATTATTAGAATCAGTAAAGAAACACGAAGGGTATCGTAACAAAGTATACCTCGACACACTTGGTAAGCGAACCGTGGGCGTAGGTCATCTTTGCGTTGAGGATTTTTGGGAAGATGACAAAGAATATGAAGAGTCTTTTCTTATGGAGATATTACAAAGAGATTTGCAAGAAGCTATTCGTGGTGCAAGAGAGTTGATGGAAGAACGAGACTGCTTAGAAATAGATGACAAAGCAGAAGAATTAATAATAGAGATGGTATTCCAATTAGGCAGAACAGGTGTTTCAAAATTTAATAATATGTGGAAATGTTTGTCTGAACAGAATTATATAGGGGCGAGTTTCGAAATGCTCGATAGTCGTTGGGCAAAACAAACACCTAATAGAGCTAAATCCATGGCCAATCAAATGAAGGCATGCGGTTAGAAAACTTTTTTACAGCTTACAAAAACGATTTAATTGCTAGACAAAAGCAAGTGGAACAGTCTATATTAGGAGGACTGTGTAAGGACTGGTCAGATTATAGATATTTGATTGGTAAACTTGCAGCACTTAAACAAGAAGAACAGGAACTCACGGACCTGCTTAGAAAAACGGAGCTAGAAGATGACTAAACCAAAGCTAATAGTACCAAAACATGTTTGGGATGGTGCACAAGCCGAGAAAAAAAAGAATGAATTAGAAAAAGTACCTCAACCAGCCGGTTGGAGATTGGTTCTGTTTCCACTAAAATTAGAAAATAAAACAAAAGGTGGTCTATACTTAACTGATGATACGGTTGAGCAATCACAGGTGACTACAAATATATGTAAAGTTTTAAGGACCGGCCCTGAAGCTTACAAAGACAAAGAAAAATTTCCTAGTGGCCCTTGGTGTAAAGAGGGTGATTGGGTTCTCATAACTAGATATGCGGGTTCTCGTATTCGTATCGATGGTGGTGAGCTAAGGATAATTAACGATGATGAAATTTTGGCGGTTGTTGATGATCCTAGAGATATATTACCGCCCAACATAATGTAACATGGAGAAGTCTATGCAACCACAAGTGCAATCAGAGCAAGATAAAATGGTGCCGATAGATACATCGGGCGACGCTGTTGAGATCGAGCTTAAAGAAGAAGAAATAAAACAAGAAGATAAAAAAGACGGTGAAGTTGAAGTTGTTCAGGAATCACCAGAAGAAACTAAAAAAGAAGATACTAGTCAAAAACAAGAAACAAAAGATGAAGAGTTAGAAGAGTATTCAGCATCTGTAAAAAGACGTATCGATAAACTCACACGCAAAATGCGTGAAGCTGAGAGAAGAGAACAAGCTGCAATTGAATATGCAAAAAAAGTTCAAGAAGAAATTAAAACAATAAAAACAGATAAAAAAGAATCCGATGTAAATTATGTTTCTACCTTGTCCACTCATCTAGAGTCACGTTTAAAATCGGCTCAAGATAATTTAAAGAATGCTATCTCTGGTGGAGATGTTGACAAACAAGTTCAATATCAAAGAGAAATAGCTGAACTAACTGGTCAAGAAGATAGAGTCAAACGAGAAAAAACTCGTTTAGAGAAGCAGGTTGAGCAGAAAGAAACTTCTGCTAGTATTCCTCCCGAAACGCCTGCTTCAGATGTTAAGCCACCTCCTAGCCCTAAAGCGGTTGCTTGGGCAGATAAGAACCCTTGGTTTGGAGAAGATCAAGTTATGACGTATGCTGCTTATGGCATACATCAAAAACTTATCGGTGATGAAGGTTTTGATTCTAATTCTGATGACTATTACGAAGAAATAGACAAAAGAATGAAAAAAGAGTTTCCTCATAAGTTTAAAAGTGATACTAATGAGGTACAAGTAAGTAACAGTAAACCTGTCCAGACTGTTGCCTCTGCCAATCGTACGACAAAAACTGGACGCCGCACTGTGAAACTCACACCCTCACAGGTAGCTATTGCAAAGAAACTTGGTGTGCCACTTGAAGAATACGCAAAACACGTGAAGGAAGGAGCGTAATATGACTACAAAAGGAATTAAAACTACCTCACGCAAGCTCGAGACCCGAGATAAAGAAGCTCGACCTAGAGGATGGGTACCTCCGTCTAACTTAGACGCACCCGAACCACCAGAAGGATTTCATCATAGGTGGATCAGAACTGAGTATCGTGGTCAACAAGACGATAAGAACGTCATGGGTAGACTACGAAGCGGTTATGAACCAGTTATGGCAAGTGAATATCCTGACAGGATAGATTTACCATCTGTTTCAGATGGCAAATGGAAAGGTGTGATTGGAGTTGGAGGTTTGATATTGATGCGATGTCCGATTGAAGTTAAAGAAGATAGGGATGCTTATTTTCAAGGCAAAACAATCGATCAGAACAATTCAGTAGAAAACGATTTACATAAGGACGAGCACCCAGCGATGCCAATCCATCAGGATAGGCAAAGCAGAGTAACTTTTGGAGGCAATAAAAAGTCTTAATGGTTAAGATTTTAGTTCCTCCAGCAATTTAAGGAGACTTATATGGCTAATATTGATCAAGCTTTTGGTCTACGACCGATTGCGAAGTTAGGTTCTGTTCCAGGAGGAACTACAGGAACTACTAAATACTCTGTTGCGGACAACCAAGGTACAGCGATCTTCACTGGCGACCCAGTTAAATATAAAAACGACGGTACAGTTGAAGTAGCTACTGCAGGTGATCCAATATGTGGTATATTTATGGGATGTTTCTATACTGATCCAACTACGAAGAAACCAACTTTTCGAGATCATTTTCCAGCTTCCCTCTCACCAGGAGATGGGATAGCATTTGTAGCTGACGATCCAGATCAACTGTTTATTGCACAGCAAGATTCAGATGGTGGAAATATCGTCGCTGCAGACTTAAACTTAAACGCTAATCTAGTATTTGGCGCAGGAAGTACCACTACTGGTATGTCTGGCGTTGAAATAGATTCAAGCTCAAAAAACACAACCGCTGCGTTACAGGTCAGACTAATTGATTTTTATGACACTCCGAGCAACGATGCTACTGCTAATAACAGTACTTTAGTTGTAAAGATTAATAATCATCAATTAGGATCTCACACTGGAACGTTAGGCGTATAAGGAGGACTAGACTATGGCTATTAATAGAGCACAACTGGCCAAAGAACTGGAACCTGGCTTAAACGCCTTGTTTGGCATGGAATATTCTCGTTATGAGAATGAGCATGCTGAGATCTTTGACCAAGAAACAAGCGACAGAGCATTTGAAGAAGAAGTAATGCTTATGGGCTTCGGCGAAGCTGCTGTAAAACAAGAGGGCGCTGCTGTAGAATTTGATACAGCAAAAGAATCTTTTACAGCAAGATACACTCACGAAACTATTGCACTTGCATTTAGTTTGACTGAGGAGGCTGTCGAAGACAATTTGTATGATATTTCTCT